AACCAACAAAGTCTTTCAGATACTTGAATCCAACAATACCCAGAAATTTCTCATGCTTTACATCACCAATCTCATGTATTGCATAAATCTCACTTCTATGTATCTCAAACAACTTTCTCAAATCACTCAACAAATCTCTCTTTACTTCCTTTGTCCACTTTACGCAATCACAATGAATAAAAGTGAACCCAAAATCAATTTCCAAGAAGACAATGTAATCATCGTGATAGATTACTGGTGTCTTCACACAGTCCTTTTCCACATATAGACAGTGATATAAGGCTGATAGTTAGCATTTGTTCCACTTGAACCAGTTGAAGCGTTTGTTGTTGCAACTGTGATTCCTGTGGTATTAGTTTGTGTATTTTGATTTCCATCATTACGCTGAGTAACATCACCCATTGCAAAATTACTTGGTGTAATTGGTGATGCACCCGCTGTACGCAAAATAAGATTGTGCAAGTGTCCGGGGTCTGTAACAGTTGATGTTGCAGTGTGAGTGTGGCTTACAGTGATTGCATCTGCACTACCACCAGTTTCTTCAGCAGTGTCAAACAATGCATTACCCGCATCAAAACCAACCATGACACGACCAGCACCAAATGCAGTCCATGTACCAAAGCCAAGCAATGTTGCAGGGTTAGTGCTGACGCTTGCATTTGTGTAGATAGAACCAACTGGATACATTGCCGCTAATGCCGCTTGAACAAAAGCAGTGGTTGCCAAAGCAGTTGTATTGTTACCAGTAGACTGAGTAGTTGCAATAGTTCCTGTCGGCAATGTAGGTGTACCAGTAAAGGTAGGACTTGCCAAATCTGCCTTGGTTGCAATGGCAGTAGCAATGTTGTTGAACTCAGTATCAATCTCAGTACCTTTGACAATCTTCAAAGGGTTACCAGAAGACAGAGCATCTTTAGTGGCAAAGTTGGTTGCTTTTGTGTAATTTGTCATATCTGTCCTTAACTTAATCTACCTTGTTTGGATTGAATCTCAATCTTTTGAAATGACAATGGTGTCCCATCAATGTTCGACTCATACCCCGATTGAACAACCTTGCCAGAACCTGATGCCGAAACTGTCAATGTTTGCAAAGCAATACCATCAACATACTCTGCAATGACAGTAGCGTTTGCACCATACTCTGCAACACCATACAGACTTTCGCCTTGTGTTGGAATAGTTGCACTGTCAGACAAGTAGTTGGTCTTAAAGTCAAATCCCCACTTGAATGTAACTACTTGATTACTTCCACCAATTACAACAGTAGACAACTTCTTCAAAATAGAAGTGACATTTTGATCGCCAAGGTCAGAATGGTTTGTGTAGTACAACATCCTGTACTCAGCATCATGGTCTTGGAAAGTACCGTACTTGCCTACATAACCATTCTTACCAACCAACAAATCACCGTTTCTGCGAGACAACAATGATGTTGGTTCTATAGAGTCCCAAGTTGTAGCCCTTGCCGCACCATCCTGCAAATACGCTTTTGTGTCAAAACAGAACACTGACTTTGTACTGGGTGTAGTCAACAAGTAAAAGGCTTCACGCTCTGAATAAACAGACTTGATATTAGCCAATGTCTCACCAGCCACAGTCTCCATCAAGTCATTGCGGATGTTCTTAGACAAGTCTCTCTCAGGAGATGACTTCTCTTGAATAGTCCTCATCAATGATCTAACACCAGAGTTAGACAAGAAAAGCACATCAGTGCTAGTTGTCTGAATACTGTCTCTAGCAATACAACCAATACCCTCAACAGTGTCATGCAATGACATTGATGCTGGTGTTGTGGCATTTTGGTAAATCAGAATCTGACGCTTACCAAAGATAAACAAGAACCCATTGTGTGCCGCAAGACCTGTGATCTCATCAGCACCATTGACCCACACACGGTCTACATTCAAAGAACCTGATGTACCTGTTGACCAAACATGACCAGCAATCAAGTCAGAGAAAAAGACTGTTGCGTTATTGGTTGTAGTGTTTGCCGCCCACAATCTACCAAAAGCAGAGATTGCAATATTGGCATCAGGCACAGTGCCTACATAACCTGTCTTCTCCGACACTCTACGAAATGTTGTAGTGCTTACAGCAGGGTCATAGATCAGTGGGTTAAACCCTGACTGAAAGAAGTAAGTGATGTTGTTTAAAGACGCTGTTTGCCAATTGCTTGCGGTAATAGTTGGTGCTGTACCACCACCCCCATAGGTCAACTCCACAATAGCATTAGAGCCATCAAGTTTAAACAGCTTGTTGTTACCAGCAAACAAAACAGTCAAAGTGCCATCTGCTTGAACCAACTCATTCATCACAGTAACATCGTTTGCCCCCAAGTTACCAGTAGATGAGTTAAGCCTAGAAAAACCTTTGCGTGAACCAATACGACCATACTGGTCAATCACGCAATTAGTCGCAACCAAAGCAAAGCCAGCATTCAAATCAAGAGGCGAGTCTTGAGTATTCAACCCATAAAAGCCTGGGGCTGAGATACTGTAAGTTTGAATTGCTTGGCTCATACTGCCACAAACTCCTGATTCTCAGGATAGCGAGTGCCTTCTAAAGCAATGTAGTCAGACAACATTGACTTGTACAACAGATAAGCCTCAGATGAAGACAGACCACCATCTTCACCACGCTCTACCAATGCACGAGCATAAGCATTCTGAGCCACCAAAACATCAGGGACAAGCACAACTGTCGAACCTGATGCCAAAGTAGCTTGTGGCACTGTTAAGGAAAACTTGATTGTGTATACGCCATCAGGTATTGGATATAAATTTACCTTAGTGTCGTAATTACCATCAACGCCATCAAAAGCAAATTCTGTGGGGAGAGAGTTCACAAGTGGCGTAAAGTTTAGTTTGCGGTTCATGTCCACAAAACTGATGTTTATCAAGCCAACATTGCTTGTTGTATTGATGACATCCATGACTTGAAACTTCTGTCCTGCACCTGTTAAAGAATAAGATGGAGTCGAGGCCACTGTAGAAACAGTAACAGTTTGACCCAAAACATTCCATGAAAAGGCATCTTCAACTTGACGCTTTGCGTCATTGACAAACTTACCTATCAGAGTTGAATAAGTAGTTTCATTGATTGATGAAATTGTTGTCTCACGCAATCTGATAAGTACATCATTGATTAGTTCAAGGTAGGTCATGCTCTTGTCAACCCTTCTTCTTCAAATGTCGCTATAAAACTGAATGAACTTCCAGATTCAGTAGTTATTTTAATTTTGTCGCCTTCTTCTAAAACAATATAAGCATTACCATCAAACTGTAAATAGTTCTTTGATGTGAAGTTATATTGCGTCAATATATCAAGCGTAGAGTTGGCACTTGCGTCAAACCATTGCACAGTTATGTGCTTGGTAGAACCACCTGTATTGTGTATATACATTACAGTAAATTTAGAGTAATAGCCAGTAGGACAGGTATAGACTGTTGTGTCTACTGCCGCTGTAGGACTAACACCAACTGATAATGCTCTCATTTTGCCTTTGCCTTATTCCTTGCGGAGATAGCTTTAGCTTTTGCCTTTGCGTCAGTCTTTGAGGATGCACCCCATGCCTTGAGCGAAAGAAGCAGTCTTGTTGGTTCACCTTTCTTGTCGTACTCAGCACCATCGTTGCCAGCCATACGAGCCAAGAAACTTGCTCTGCGAGGGTTGTCCCCCGACTTTACTGGTGCTTTCAAGTTGCCACCAGTTTCTGCATTATAAGATGCTCTGCCCTTGGCATTCAACCCCCCTTTGGGATTTTGACCAGCTTTTGTTTGCCAAGTAGGTGATTTCATCTTTTACCTCATCTGTAACTAGCCGTTTTCTTTGCAATCTTTTTTGGTTGCTTTACAAACTGTTTACCAGCCGCCGTACCCTTGCGCTTGGCTTTGGTGGTTGCCGCATACTCAGCAGAACTCAAAGACTTGATTGCCGCCTCTGGCAAATACCTCTCGCCTGTCTCAGACGATGGTTTACCTGACTTGGTACGCCACTTCTGCTTACCCCAATCTTTAAGAGATTGCTGTGGGTCTTTCACTTCTTAGCCTTTGGCTTGGGTGGTGTGTGCGTCAAGACCTTGCTCTCAGGAGTATGTTTTGCACCTGTCATCAATACACCTCCAGCCTTGTGCAATTTACCCTTGTAAATCTTGCCATCAGGCAAATAATGCGTTGCTGATTTGCTCATGTCTTGTAACCCCCGCCTTTGGCTTTGTACTCTTTGGCAAGCAATTGTGCTTTTCTTGCTGACCACTCACCAGAGTCACCACCTGATGACCCTGCTTTGATCTTCTCAAACAAGGCTTTTCGCATGGTGGGTTTGGTGTAAACCCCTGCTTGATTGACCTTAGATTTGGTTTTCATTTCTTCTTAGCCTTACCAGCCTCAGATAAGGCAATTGCCATTGCTTGCTTTGGGTCTTTGACAACCTTTTTATTGGATGTCAACTTACCCGCACCAAACTCTTTCATTACTTTACTGATCTTAGCTTGTGCTTTAGTCTTTTTCATGTTAATACAACACTTTTGCAGTGATAGTTCCAGAGGTGTAAGCTGTGCAGTTTGCTCGCAAATACTTGGGAGCATTGGCTATGGTGACAATGCCATCAGCGGTCAAAGCAGTGCCAATTGTGGCAAAGGTTGTTCCATCCAAGCTACCTTGGAATGCAACAGTTGCAGTAGTGATACCACTAACTTGTAAGAATGCGGGTTGACCAGCATCTGCTTGCACAGATCGAGATGCACCTGATGCGACAACAGCACTCAGAAGCGTAATTGGTGATGTTAAAGATGCCATTATTTACCTCTTGAGGATTTCTTCATCATGTTGGTAGCAGTTCTACCACCACGCATAGGCATCGGCATCTTTGGCTTACCAACCGCAACCATAATGGTCACAGGAACGCCCTTTTTCTTGCCTTTGCTTGCAGTTTCTTTGGCCTTACCACCCATCATTTTTCCGTACATAATATTCCCCTTATTTCCAGAGTCGATCAGCAACAAAGGTAATCACACCGCCCATGAATGAAGCGATAGTCATACCTACCCAAAATCCACCTTTGCCTTTGTTGGCAAGTTCAAGTAATGATTTGACATCGGTACTCAATTGAGATACCTGACTATGTAGAGCCTCTACTTGAGCCTCTAACCTACCAAAATCTCTTGCGTCAATTTCAGACATTTTCAACCTTTCGAGGTCTACCCATACGCTTAATTGTGGGGATGACAGGCGCAAAAGCGGTATCTGTACGCTCAGAATCAACTGATTCTATGGTTACTTCTGGTTCATCTATCCTTACATACCCTTGATGACCCTTCATAGAGTCAATGTCATGCTGATATGTGAAAGTCACAGTGTTACCCGATTGAAGACAACGAAAAGTAGCCATAAAACCCTTAAATGAGAAAGGGGGGACTAGCCCCCCTATCTTTACACCATGCGGACAATAACTATATCCATAGTGGCTGATGCCAAGTCCACGGTTGAACCTGACTCGTTTTGAATGCGGAATTTGACTGTGTTTGCGGCACTGACATAGCCAGTAACTGTTAAACCAACCAAATCTACAGCCAAAGATGCACAAAGAACCATGTCACCCAAAACGACACCGGGAACTGTTACATCATCTGTTTCACCAGCACCATCGACTAATGAGCCAGCGTTTAAGGTACAAACAACTGACCAAGTATCGGAGAACAAACCCCGAAAACTGTCATTGCCTCTGCGTGTTACAACTGCACTTGCTGTTGCCATTTTGATTTCTCCTAATTAGGTTAAAAAAGTCCCCCTACCCCTATTTCTAGAGATAGGAGGGACAACTGCAATTAGGCTGGAACGATCAAAGCAAACATTGATGCAGACTTAGCCGCACCAGTGCTTGCCGCTGAACGCAGAATTTGCACTCCATACAGCGTGTCTGCTGTGTACAAAGTTGCAAGGTACGGCTGTTGGTACTGAACTTGTGAGCGAATAGCCACTTGTTCAACCAAAACCAGTGAGTCTTTATGACCCATCAAGCAAACTCGTGCATTGTTAGAGCCTGATGCTGTGTCGCAATTGCTTGAGACAAACACAGGGATACCATACAAGTTACCGATCTCACCTGTGCGAATGGTACTGTTTGTACCACCAACAAAGGCTTGTTCAGTGTAACGAGCCAAACCCATCAATGTGTTGCGGCTTGAGGGAGGAATCAAGAAGAAACGCTGATCCATTGGGGTATCAGTGTCATCAAGACGCTGAATAGTGCGACGAATAGCGGCATCGGTCAATGCTGACTCATTGTTGCTTGCGGCAACATAAGCAGATGTACCATCACCACCAATAAATGCACCAGTTGCATAAGCATTTGTACCAGCACCGCCATTGGTTGAACGACCCAACTGAACCAAGTCAGTATCGACTTGTTTAGCCAAGGCATAACCAGCGTCAGAGGTATAGAAGTTACGCAAGCTGTTCAAGGCTTGGGCTTCGACAATATCCTCAATCAAACGGCTGTATTCGTAATGCTTATTGATAGAAACTTGAACTTCAGACTCTGTAGCGGCAATCAAAGTGACTGCTGTTTCAGCGGCTTTAGCAGAAGCAGAACCACGGGTAGGTGCAGGGATGTGAACTACATCACCCTTCTTACCTTTAAAGTTCATCTTCATAACCAAGTTAGCTAAAACGAGGTTTTTCTTGTAAGCCGCAACGATTTCATCTGACCAAATTTCTGGGATGAATTTTTCAGCGGTTGTTACCGTAACTGAGTTTGTGGGGGAAAATGATGTTGCCATGTTAAATCTCCAAAAAACGATAAGTTAAATTATCTAACCCTGCCGTCTTGATACGCTTGCATGATTTCTCCGCTTAACGCCTCATAACGATCTGGGTCAGTCATCTTCAGCCGAATTAGATCAGCCCTGCGATAGACTCTTTTTCCAGATTCTCCACTTCCACCTACATCGACACTTGCGGCTTTAAGGTTTGACTTGCGCTGAGTTTCCCCTGCATCTGTAGTCTGTTTTGCCTTAATTCCTCGCAATTGCTTATAGGTGCTTAACAATTCGTTTGCGCTGTCATAGTCAAACTCACCATCAGCTTTTGCATACAAACCAAGGCGAATAGGTGAAGATTTCACCCAATTCACAAAGTCTGCATCTTGAGCAATCTGACCGAAATCAGGGTGCTCTTGCGCCAGCTTTTGCTGAATCTGCATCTTTTTGAACTCTTGACCAGCTTGTCTAGCCGCAAGTACATCGGGATGGTTATCAACAGTCTTACGAACTGCCGCCTGTGGATTCTCGAAAAAATCTACTTCTGGCTCTTCCTCAATAGGTTGTTGTTTAGAGGAGAGGTTTTGCTTTATAAGTTCATCTGCCAGCTTCCGCACTTCCCCAACTTCCTGCGCTTGCTTTCCAATCAGCTTCTCAGCTTCTTGGTGCATTTTGACCACTTCTTCCAGAGATTTTTGCCTGTATTTCTCAGGCATCTCGGACAAGGGTGCTACTTCAGGTAGTTGCTTCTTTTGCTCAACTGTATCTAACTCACTTAGCGACTCATCTTCATTGTCAATCAACATATTTTTCCTTTTCCTGCCGTTATCGGTTCTAGGACATTCAACTCGGCATTTCTGCTTATGAGTTGTGCTTTTGCTCCCACTTCAACTGATCTAGGTGTTTTTTCTCGAACCTTCCATGCTCTGATGGAAAAGAACCAGACCACCCTTCTAACTTGAAGTTTGGAGCAGATAGAGTACGGTTGGCTGTTTCTCCGCACTCACATCGAAAACTTGTTGTCTCATAATCAACAAGTCTTTCAGTTTTATGCCCATTTTCACAGGCAAAATCAAACATTCTTTTCATTCAATTCCTCGTAGGCTCGTTCGCTGACCTCTTTCAAGGTTTTCAGCCAAGTCAAGATGGAAAGTTCACCTTTTTTGAACATCAAGGTCTTTTCATCAGGAATAACGCTCAGATTATTGAGCGACTCTATCATATTGTCAATGTC